GTGACTTACCAACGTTAGTTCCAGCTAGGATAATATTAAGAGTCTTGTTTCCGAGTCCGCCCTTAGTGATCTTGTTCATCAACTCTAGGCCGAATGGAATCTTATGCTGTTTCTTTCGATAAGAGATAAATCTCTCTTCAAAGTTCTCTAGATAGTCGTGTCCAATATTAGTATCGAATCCAACTCCCAGAGCATCCGTGAAGAGTTGAGGTAGAGAGCCTGGACCCTCGCCATCCTTTGGCTCGTCAAGAATTTGAATGGCTCGACGAACCGCATTGAACATAGCCTTCTCTTGACAGAACTTTTCTGTACTCTCGATGAGCCATTCTTCGGACTCGATAGAATTCTTATCGAGTCTTTGGATTACGTCTTGCGCACTCTTAAATACATCCTCATTGAGTCCATTCTTGGCGTTTAGTTCGACAAGTAGAGCTCGAGTTGATGGAGGAGTATTAAACTTCTCGTAGTAGTTCTCAATGAGTTCTAGAACTGCTCTTTCTGAATGATCGTGGAAATATTCGTCCTTGATGTATGGAAGAACCTTGCGAGCATATTCTTCATTATGTACGAGATTGTTAATCAGTACTAGTTCGAAATTCATTCACACCTTAGCTTTCTTAGTTAGAATATACTATAATTGGCTACAAATGTAAAGGAATTATGCAGGAATTTCCTCTTCATCGTCCTCATTATCGAGGACTCCGGTTAGATCGACTTCGTCCTGAATGAGCTTGCCGGTTGGAAGCTTAAACTTCTCTTCGATATCTTTAGAGAGTTGTGTCTTAGTTAGAAGATGGCTCCAAATTTCTGAATTAGCCTCGATTTCTACCTCTCGATAAGACTTACCAGTGAGTTCACCAGTCTCTTGATCGACTAGTTGATACCAGCCAACCTTTGGCTTTGCGATATAGTTCATCTCAAGAGCGTGCTCGAGGAGACCAGACCACTTATTGATTCCACCCTTGAAGAGAACAGTGATTGGAATCTTCGACTTCTCTTTAATGAACCTCGACTTATCTACGTTAAGAATGAAATGGTATCCATCGATAGTCTTATCAGTCTTCTCTTGCTGACGACCAATGATGAAGATGTTATCGGCAGAATAGTAAATTCCGGTTCCGCCAGAGACGACTGCCTTCGAGTACATCTCCTGAGTCTGATACGTGTGATTGACCACGATCATTGGAATGTTCTTGATTGTAAGGTGAGGAGTGACCATACGGAACAGAGACTTGAGCTGCTTGGCCCTGGTCATATCTGCAGCCGTGTTCTGTTTTAGAGCATCCTCGACCTCCTTCTTGGAGGCGAGGTTACCAACAGAGTCGATCATGATCATGACCTCGTCGCCACGCTCAAGATTATCGAGTTGGTTCATAACATCGAACTTAAGCTCTTCAATATTCGTGATTGGTGTATGGACTACCTTCTCGGGGTCTACTCCAAGTGACACAAAGTATGAGTCGGGAGAACCAAACTCCGAGTCGTAGAATAGAATGATGCCATTTGGATAGACCTCAAGGAATGCGTTGGCCGCGAGTAGAGTAAATCCAGTCTTAAAGTGCTTTGACGGACCGGCGAAGATAGTGAGACCTGAGGTAATGCCACCGTCCGTTTTGCCAGAGAATGCCACGTTAATCATTGGCACTCGAGTTCGAATGACTTTCTTCTGGTTGTATATCTTGGATTCTGATAGAGGAGCGGTTAGCTTAATTGTCGAATTTTTAATGAGACGTTCTTTAAGAGACATGTGTTTCCTTTTATGCGCTGTATGATTAGTATAACAGGTTCTGTCGAAAATGTCAACTACTTATACGAGCCTAACAGCTTCAACCGGCTTACGCCTGCGGGTCTTTCAGGGTTTCTGGTCTGCTCGCGCTACTATAAACCCTTGTTCGCTAGGCAAAGAACTCCGTTAGAGTTGCTCTCTTCTCGGTCGACCAACCAATGACTGAGATGATGTCATTGAGTGGATCGAGGTAAGTCTTTCGAAACTGCATATCGTAATCGATGAACCTATCAAGTCCAAACTCTTTTGGAAGAGTCGATGCAATAGCGATAACATTCTCACGACACGGATTCGGAACCTTAAGATATCCGAACTTAATCTTATCGCCAGAATAGATCTGTTCATACTCAGAGATAAGATTGAAGTCTCGAATAAGCTTATTGAATACTAGAGATGCTCGAACGTGAATTGGAGTGGCAGACTTATACACGGTCGCGGCGTCGTGATACTTACTGAGACCCTTCACACCTCGAGGCATTGCTATGGCTTCGAATGGTTTCTGGACGAACTCTTTCCTGAAGTTTTCGATATACTCATGGAGTTCAGTCTGACTTCCGTTCATCAGGATCTTAAAGGTCTTCTTCATCGAGTTCCGAACTATCTCGGGAGTCGATGGCTTAACCGATTTAATACCAACAATCTTAAGTTCTGGTTCCTTATAACGAAGTCCCTCAGAATCCCAGATGTTCAGGATGTAGTTCTTAGCCGCAGTCCATAGCGCACGATCGGCGATGTTCTCTCTCTTCATCGAGATGATACGACCAGAACAATTCAGATATTTGTATACCTCTTGACAAGCATCATCGATAACCTTCTGGAGTTTCTCCTTGACTACCTTATCGATGAACTCGACAATCTTCTCTTTCTGATTATCTCGATTCTCTGGATATATCTTTTTAACGAGGTCATCAAGAGTCACATAGACCGAGTCCGTATCGATAGCAATAATTCTATCCTTGTCAGTCTTAAGGAGTGTATTCAAATACTTGTTGATTGCTCTCTCAACCCACCTAATCGCTAGCTGTCCGGATAGAGTGATGGCCTCCGCAAGATCTGGATCGAACCAACGGAACCAAATATTTGAGAGAGCTCCATAGAAGGAGTTTAGCTGAATTTTTCTAGTCATTTGAAGACCGTGAAACTTAGCCTGAGCATTCTCATACTCTTGCTTCTTTGTTGGATCCTTTTCTGTCAGAGCTAGCTTCTGATAATTCTTCTCTTGCGACTTGAAGTTAACTCGATCCTGATACTTACTCTCCATTAGATGAGCAGCAAAACCCTGTACGTCTTTTCTATACATGGTCAGATTATTGGCCACAGAGAGATCTTTTCCTCCGGCAATGTCTCTATGGAATAAGTTTCCTTCCAAGGCCTGATCAACGGACCAGCCAGGGATATGGCCCTTTCCTACTAGTGTGTCTGGGCTAATATTAAGCATCATGATGAGACGAGGGTATAGAGAATCGAAGTCGAATGATACGACCCAGTCGTACATTCCCGGCTTCACTTCCTTAACATAACCCCCGGCCAGGTCTCGAATATGATGCTTGTTTTCTTTAGGTGGAACACAAATCTTATTATCGAGTAGATAATTGTGAGTGATGACGTCCCACATCTTAACCGTTCCAAGAGTATCGGCATAGTTAATCTTGGCGTCATATGCTAGGAAGAAGATACCCTCGATGAACTTGACCTTCTGTTCGAGTCTATCGACAAGGTCTACGTCTCCCACGTTATACTCATAGAAGAGCTGTGGGTTCTCGACATATAGTTCGAAGAGGTTCTCATACTGAGAGTAGTCGACCTTCTTAACTCCAAGCTCCTTATGAGCGATAGTGTTAAGCTTCCAATCCTCAGAGTTCTCGAGTGAGAACTTCATATAGATTCTCTGGTAGTCGAGGATGGTAATTCCAAGAGGAACGTAAACCGTCTCTTCTCTACCCCTAATGATAATCTCTCTCTCATCCATCATGCGCCATGGAGACAGTCGAGCCGCTTCATCGGCTCCCATCAGAGTGGTGATACGATTAACAAGGTATGGAATATCAAAGAAGTCGATGTTCCATCCAGAGATAACGTCTAGATCGAACTCTTCCCATACGTCTAGAAACTTGTAGAGGAGCTGAGTCTCGTGATCACACTTATTATAGACCACATCCTCATTGGGTGGCTTGAAGTCCTTATATCCAAAGACTACGGTCTTTCCATTCTTTCGAAGTGAGATTGCAGTAATCTCTGCATTAGCATTCTGGGGGTTGATGCCTCCCTCTTGCTTATCAGTCTCAATATCGATATAACCGATTGAAATGATAGATGGATCGAACTGTTTAGAAAGGTCTCCCTTGTAGTGATCATAGATATACATCGACACCCAATCGGTCATGCCGAAGATATTAAAGTTTTCGATTCCTTCGTATTCCTTAACGAAGTCTCTTGCTTCCTTGATCGTTCCAAACCTCATTCGATTAAGAGACTGTCCTTGAAGTGACCTATAGTCTCCTGATTGACCCTGTTTTGTTGGAACGAATAGATAAGGAGAGTATGGAACCTGTCTATGAACTCGGTGTCCATTGTCGTCATAACCCCTCACCAGCATCTTTCCTCGATACTGGTGAACATTCGTATAAAATTTTCCCATAATTCCTTATAACATAAATTGCCAAAAATGTCAATGCCTAA